AAAGAAAAAGATGCTTCTTGATATGGCCCGTTTTATGAAATCGGACATAGAAAAAGGGAAAGGGTAACATTATATGGAGCGGCTTTTATCACTTTATCAGAAGTTAAGAGAATCTGGAACCAGATTTTATATGTGGTCCCTGCAAGGTGATAAAGCTGTTACTATGGAAGTTGACGGATCTTACGGTATCTTTATAGATTTTGATAATGTCGCTTCTTCAAGTGAGGAAGCTGTCATTGTTGCGCATGAAGGCGGACACGCCTCTACAGGAGCCACACATAAGGTGTGTAGTCCTTTCGACCTGGTAGAGAAGCATGAGCATAAGGCGTGGAAGTGGGCTGTGCAAAATTATATATCCGAAGAAGACCTGGATAATGCTGTTGCAGAAGGTTATACAGACATTTATTCATTAGCTGAACACTTTGGTGTGACTGAAGATTTTATGCGTAAGGTCGTTTGTTGGTACACTCACGGAAATCTAGCTACTGAGCTATACTTCTAGAAACATAAAAATACCGAGGTCTTATCAATATGAACCATCTCACCCCCGAAAATATCACCTCATGGACCGTAGAGAGAATCAAGTCCCTGGACGATGACTCGTTCTGTGCTGAAGCTCGTGCGTTTCTGATGTACGCCCAGGCGCACCGGAAGGGAATGTCAGAGGAGGGGCTGCGGCATATCATCCAGCAGACTGAGCAGATCAACGCAGAGCTGGACAGGAGAGAGAAGAGGAGGAAGGGGCTGTTTGGGTTTTGGGGGAAATAAAAGCCCCGCCCGAGGTGGCGAGGATGAGAAACTAGAAAGGATAATTGTATGGGAGATAAAAAGACAGCAATCAAGTTGTTTGAAAGTAAGGAAATCAGAACAGCTTGGGATTCTGAAAAAGAGGAATGGTATTTTTCAATCCAAGATGTTGTAGAGGCGTTAACCGATAGTGCAGATGTAAAACAGTATATTAAAAAGATGAAATCCAGAGACCCAGAATTAAATTTGAACTGGGGTACAATTTGTACCCTGGTTACAATGACGGCTGCTGATGGAAAATCTAGACGTGTACAAGCAACCGACACAAAAGGAATGTTGAGAATTATCCAGTCTATATCATCTCCTAAAGCAGAGCCTTTCAAACAATGGCTTGCCATGGTAGGTAGCCAGCGTTTAGACGAAACAGCTGATCCTGAATTGGCAATTCAAAGGGCCCTTTATAATTACAAGAAAAAAGGGTATTCCGACAAATGGATCACACAACGTCTTAAATCTATTGAATTTCGCAAGGAGCTTACCGATGAGTGGGACCGGGCCGGGATTAAAGACTTAGAGTATGCAATTCTCACCAACGAATTAACAAAAGCATGGGCTGGAATGACTACAGGGGAATATAAAGCATACAAGGGACTGAAAAAGGAAAGCCTCCGAGACAATATGACAAATACTGAATTAGTCCTTAATATGCTTGCGGAAGTATCCACAACCGAAATTTCAAGAGCTACCAACCCACAAGGACTCGAGCCAAGCAAAAAGGTTGCACAACAAGGTGGTGCCATCGCCAAAAACGCCCGGCAAGAACTAGAGGAGAAAACAGGGAAATCTGCAATTTCCAAGCATACAGCAAAAGACATAAAGGAACTTGATAAATAAAAATCCCCACCCGGCGCTACCAACACCGGGCAGGGAAGGGGGGCAGAAGCTATGGTCGGCGATCTGCCCTTCTATTTTACATGATAGGAGGGAAACTGTCAATGAAATGCAGAAAATGCAGGGGAGAAATACCAGATGGAAGCCGGTTCTGTATGCTCTGCGGAGTTGCACAAAATATCAGGCAAAATCCAAAAGGCCGCGGAAATGGTCAGGGCTCCGTGTATCAGCTTCCCAACAAAAAGTGGATCGCCGTAAGGACCATCGGCTATGAGCCCGCAGCAGATGGAACTATGCGGAGGATCACCCGCTCAAAATCTGGATTCAGGACGAAAAAAGAGGCTGTGGAGTATCTTCCATTGGTTGGGCGAGAAGACAAAACACGTCCCACCACTTTCATCGAACTCTATGATTCGTGGGAGCCGACCCACCGAGCCGGAAAGTCAACAATGGACTGCTACCGGGCTGCTAAAAAGTATTTCAGGCCCATTTGGCATCAGAAGTGGATGATCTTCAGGAGTGTTTAGACTCCTGTGGGAAGGGAAAGCGAACGCAGGAAAATATGAAAGCTCTGGCCGGGCTTATCTATAAGTATGCGATCCCGCGCAATATGGCAAAAATCAATATGGGCCAGTATCTGATCGTTGGGGGAGAGGCTGGTTCTGGAAAGGATGCACTACCTGAGGCTGCTGTCAGGTCAATAGAGGCTCATATCTCATCGGTTGTAGGTGCGGACTATGTTCTGTGCCAGTGCTATCTAGGATTCCGGCCATCTGAGTTCCTTGCATTGGACGCCATCAACTACAACCGAAAAGAGCGTGCATTTATTGGCGGTGCCAAAACGGACGCCGGAAAGGACCGTATTGTCACGGTGTCCCCAAAGATCCAACCTATTGTGGACCGCCTTACAAAAGACAAGCTCTCGGGGCCGGTCTTCTGTTCTCCTGACGGTAGCCAAATGAACATAGCCGCATATCGGTCTCTCTTTTATTCTGTACTGAACGATTGCGGGATCGACAATCCAATACTAGAAGTCGATGGTGTCAAGAGGAGAAAATACACTCCACACAGTTGCCGCCACACCTTTGCAACGATGATGAAGCGGGTGGCCGGTTCCGATAAAGACAAGCTGGAATTGATGGGCCATACCTCTCCGGAAATGCTTCGTCATTATCAAGATGTCTCCTTTGAAGACCTCAGAAAGGTGACCGACGCAATTTAGCCTATTACTAATCTATTGCAGAAAAAATCCCGGAAAGCCTTGATATTACTGGGTTTTTCTATGAATGGCATTCAAGAGGTCAGCGGTTCGATCCCGCTTATCTCCACCAAACACCCAAGAGGGTGCAGAAAACCGTTGAAACCACAAGGTTTCAACGGTTTTTCTGTTGTCTGCAACACGCCGCAAAACAAGATTTTCTCCGCAACGCCGCAACTTTGTAAATAACTGTTTTAAGCTAACAGTTGATTTTCTCGACTGGCTGTGCTATCATATGGTCAAAGCATTTAAGGCCCAAATTTTTTGAACGAGGGGGCAGCTGGATAATGAACGGCGAGACACTTTCCACCCGCTTTGCGTACCATTATGACCTGACTTTGAGCCTGGCTCTCCCGGGTCCGGAATTTTCCGCTGAGGACCGGCGCACTCTGGAGAACGGGATCAATTCCTATAATGAAAGATCCATCTACATGAACAACCCCAAACATATCAGTCTGCTGGAAATGGGAAAGAACCACATCAAGATCAGGCTCTCCTCCACCCAGATGCTGACCACCCCGGGCCGCGGCCTGCGGGCGCTGACTGCCATCCTGGTCAAAACCCCCTCCTTCGAAGGCCGCGTCACACCAGGAGGCCAGCTCTTCCGCGTACTCCACGCGGAGCGCCCCGATGACCGCGGCGGTGCCCCGGAGGCAGCGGCGATATCAGACGCGGAGCTGGTGAAGGCACTGGTGGACTATCTGCTGGAACGGAAAGACGGGTCGGCCGCCAGCAGAAAGAAAAAGGCCGCGGTGGAGGCGATGAAGCGGCTGGCCATAGACGCCGCCATGATCTGCCCGCCGCCGAAACAGAGTGAACAGTAATGCC